AGATTTGAATCATATATTGAAGATCAGGGATGGCAAACGATCTCTCCTAGCGCAAATGCAACTGTAGATACAAACGAATCAGATGCACAAATTCAGATTCGTAAGATCGGTGGCATGGTATTTCTTAGGGGAGCCGTAAAGATCAATCCAGTACAAGGTAATGTTATTTGCACCATTCCGGGAACTGTTGGTACGTACGCTAACATTCGTCCTCAGAAGAATCATATATTTGCTTCGAATTCTAAAAAAGGTGATAATAAATCCCCGGATAGAGCAAGTATTGTTGTAAAAATCGATGGCAGCGTCGAATTCTGGACCACTACTAGATTGGCTTCTGAAACGCAAGATACAAATCAAACTTGGCATCTTAATACTTGTTGGCCAGTTCCATATGTGGCACCAGTATAAAGGAGGTGATTGAATGCCAGATTATTTAGTTCATGACTTAGGTTTTAATGTATCGGCAGGAATCACCAAAACCGACTTTGATGGCTTAAAAGGACAGGTAAATGCTTTGTCAAATAAAGTCCAGTCTATTAGTGGTGGCGGATACGGTAGCAACTATATTTACAATAATGATAATGATCAGGGAGCTTCGTTCGATGTTATATCTGGTGCTAGTGGTATTACTTTTAATGGTATGATTGGCGGTATCGTTGACGATTCGTATAGGAGTCTTAAATTAAGAGGAACTACTACAATTGCTGAATATACAATGACAGAAGATCAGGCAAGCAATCTTGAATTTTGGGGATTGAATCTTACCAATCTTTATAAATCTCAGCATCTCGATATGCCTATTTTTGAGCATATTGCTGATGACGCTGGTAATGTAAGTTGGAGCTCTCCTGCTAGAACAACTCCATGGAAACTTTCTGTTCCGGCTATGCCAACAATTGTGACCCCTGGTGAAAACCAGCAGGATCATAGATGGATCGGTCATATTAATTATCTTAAACCTGGTATTGGAAGCGCTCCAAATATTGATATGGGAGCTTTATATTACCAGAGAGGGCTTAATGCATATGCTGGTGCCTTTGTACTTAAGACTGACGGAAATAATAACACATGGCTTGTTCCAGGAGCTGTTAGGTTCTTATCTTCAGAGGAAGCCGAATGGTTTAATAAACCACAAGGTTTGAACGTCGTACCTTATAAAATGATTAATGTAGAACATTATTTTGGAGCTAGAGAAATTGCGGGATTGACTATGGATTGGGAAGTAACATTAAATATCTTACATCCAGGAGGTGATTAATCATGACAAAGCTAGATGAATATTGTCAGTACCTGGAGACACAGGTAAGAAACCATAGTATCTACGTCTTTGGTGCACAGGGTGAAGGGTATCCTGTAATCACCAAAAAGTGGATTAGATCTATGGAAACTACCGAGAAGAATGCAGAACTTGCTATTGACTATTGGGAGCAGCAGTGTGAACTTGGCTACGGACGTGTGCTCAAGGCATATGACTGCTCCGGTCTTGGCATGGATAAGCTGGAAGAGATGTTTGGTTATGAGGATCGTACTGCAGATGATATGTACAATACTCTATGTGAGCCGATCAAGAAAACTCAGCTTAAGCGTGGGGATTGGGTATTTAAGGCTAATTCTTCCGGTAAGAAGACACACGTTGGTTATATTGTAAGTGACAAGCTCGAGGTAATTGAGGCTAAGGGCCGACGTTACGGTGTAACCAAATCTCCTCTTTCTGACTCTTGGAATGCGTTTGGCAGACCGAAGTGCTTCAAGAAAGATATTGAGGGAGAGGACAGCTTTATCGCTACTCGCGTCCTTAGGGTTGGATGTAAGGGCGAAGACGTTCGTGAGATGCAGAAGAGACTCATCGCTCATGGGCTCTCCTGCGGTAAATGGGGTACGGACGGCGACTTTGGTAATGCTACACGGAATGCTGTATTGGCGTTCCAGAAAGCATATTGGCCACATACTCCTACTGAGTGGGATGGTATTGCTGGCCGAAAGACATTGACAGCCCTTGGGTTTGTCTGTGTATGGTGAGGTGATACGTAATGGACTGGGGTACAGTTATATTAACTATAGTAACTTCCATCCTTGCGTCATCAGGTGTATGGGCAGTCGTGGCTAAGGTTCTCGACGGCAGAAGTGCCAAAACACAAATGCTGATTGGACTAGGGCACGACAGAATATGCTTCCTTGGTTTGAAGTATATCGAGCGTGGGTATATTTATACAGATGAGTATGAGAATCTCCACGACTACCTGTACAAACCATATGCGATGATGGGCGGAAATGGTTCCGCTAAATTAATAATGGATCAAGTATCAAGACTGGAGGTGCGTAAACGTGAAACAAAATGAATTGAATGCTGCGTGGTGGAAGGCAGCTGGGATCAGAGCGCTACATACGATGGCGCAAGTAGCACTCGGTTTCTTGACAGTAGGGGCTGCTATCAGCGACGTTAACTGGGGACTTATGCTAAGTACATCATTGGTTGCCGGCGGATATTCGGTTATAAAGAGTTTAGCAGTTGGTATTCCGGAGGTGCCAGAATCTTCTGATAAAGGCGAATAATAAAGTTAACCATCGCGGGATTTTCCGGGGTGGTTAATTTTTGCCCTTCGCGTGAAAATCGGGTCTTATTATAGAATGATATTAAAGGAGGATACGACTATGAAAAAGAACCCGGCTACTATGTGCTGTATTTATGGATGTTACAATGACCATAATGGATACTGGAACTTGATTGAAGGAGAAAAGCATCTATTGTGCCATAAACATTGTAATGAGGCATTAAGAAGATTATTGAAGGGCGACGAAGATGTCGTAGCAAGCATGAGTTTCGATGCTCTTTGGAAAGAGCGTTTTAACTTAACAGAGGTGTAATCTTACACCTCAAATTTTTTAAAGGAGATGAAGACTATGAAACATGTATGTAACAGATGCAACGAAGAGATCACAAGAGGATTTGTAATTCCAGTAACAATTGGAAAAGAGAACTATCAGTTATGCAACGAATGTGCAGCAGAGATTGAAAACAGTATTTTACACATGCCAAAACTTATGTTTGGTGATGAAAAAGAAATCAACGTTAAATAAGGAGACTAGATTAGTCTCCACATTTTTTAGGAGGTGAGTTATATGAGAAAGATTAGAACTGCATATGTCGTTTATTGCGACGGCTGTGACAAAGACATAAAAGAAAGAAATCCAACGCCAAATGCTACGTTGGAAAACGATGAATTCTATTTTTGCCCGGATTGTCTGGCAAAGATTAGAGCTGCCCTTAGACAAGGTCGAGAGGCACAGATCCTGCCAAAGGAACCAGAGGTACCAGAAGTTTCAGTTCCTACAATTACAGAAGATACTGAAGCTAAAGAGAACGAGATTACTCTCGTAAAGAACGATGACGCCCGATTCATAAAAGCCGGTTTGAACGGCAAGGTTTGGACGCCAGCTACACTGAACGAGCTGTTGGAGCTCTGCAAAAAGAACTATACATTGAAGCAGCTTGCCGAGTATTTCGGAAAAGATATTGAAGCCATGCGTTCGACTATGAACAGAATCCGGAATGCAAAACCTGGGTCGGACTTTTATCCAGTAACTCGAGAACTGGATAGGGTGGGTTATTCATATCCTACTGGAGCTGCCAGACGACAGACGCCTGAAAACCTCGTTATTGAGGCAGCTATCGGTCTCGAAAATGGAGAAAAGCCGGAACAATTGGCTGCAAGAATCGGCGTGAGCGTAATCACCGCGTATAGATACAGACGACTGGCAAAAGCAAAAGGTCTTGTTCCTGAAAAGAAAGGAGCGCGATTCATATGAAAAAAGTGCGTTTTAATATTAGATGCCAATGCAAAGAAAGGTTAGAAATAACAAGAAGACTACCTGACGATCAAATACAACCGTGGTGTAGGAATTCGGGTTTTCTATATTTGAAGCATCGGTTTATTATTAAATGCCCATATTGTGGCCAAGCATTTATATATCACGCGTTAGTAATATCAAAAGAACACGTATTTTTAGCAGATAATGATAGCACGAAGGTATCAGAAGAGACAATTTAGAGGAGGAATTGTTATGTTAGGAAAGACTTTTAAATGTCAGAGATGTGCAAGAGAGTACAGAGTTGGTTTATTTACCAAGAAAGAATCAAGTGTTACTATGGTTACACTTTCAAACCCGCGCAATCCGTTTAACTCGAATGATGTTAGACATAGCTTTTTGATCTGTGATGGATGTGTTGCAGATTTGTTGAGGTGGACTTGGGAAGGGTCCTTACCGCCGAAGTTCGGAGATGAGCCCGATACGATTATTACGGTAAAAGAAGGAGGTGAGAATGCATGATCGTTATTACGTTGTATCTTGTCGTTCTGTTGTTGGCATTGTGGCTGCTTGGTGTTGTCCTGGGAAAGATCCTGGGAATGCCTATTAATTTTGTAAAGTCCATTGTTGAATGGATTGTCGGCTTAGTTAGAGGGAGGTGAGAACTATGGCAGTAGAGTACGATGACAAAGAAAAATTGATGTCCGAGGTAAATGAGATCATGGAGAAAAAGAGGGTCGAACGAGAGCTTCTTGAAAAAAAACATGAGCATGAACGTAGTATAGCTACGTTGAAGGAAGATCGAGCAGATGCTAGAGCTAAACTCGATAGTGACACTAAACGCTATGTAGCGGATCAAGGTGTTAAATCGTCATTGATCCATTTATTTGGAACAATTGGCGCAGCGGTTGTTACTGGGGTTTTCGGACTCATCATTTTGGATGTAAAAGACAAAAAGTCCAAAAGAGAGTACGATCGGATCATGCATGATCAGAACGAAGGCTACTATACAAAAGAAGCCGAGAAACATTCTAGGAGGTGAGTACTATGAAAAAACATAGCTACGAAGGTTTCCACTATTGGTTTGATGGATATAAGAACGCGTGGGTTATCCAGCGTGATGGACATCCTGATATCCTGTTTCACTGTGATCCAAACGAACGTCCCGAAAGGGAGATCGATGAGTATTGGAAAGATAATAAAGGAGGTGCGTTAAAATGAAACGTATTAAGAAAACAATCACACTCTATCTGGTACTTCCGGATGGAACGAAGAAGGTTGATAGGATCACTATTAACCACGAACTTACCTGGCATGAAAAAGACCGTTTGGAAAACGGAATCAAGAAGGCTGTTCTTGTTCCGATTGTGACATATGCTACAATGCTTATGACTGCGATTGGTCTGTATGACTTGACCAGCATCTACATCTCAACTTCGTCTTATACGGACGATGAGGGCAATACAAAGGTACCGACTGGTGCTGCTGTGATGGGTCTATTTGGTTATTTTGTTGGTGGTACATTTATCACCATGGCAGCAGGAGATGCTGTAGGAAAGTATGTTGATAAGAAATGCTGTTCTGGAGGGGCGATTTCCAGACGCGAGATTATCTTTAGGATAATTGACCAGTATGTTGAAAAGACGTATGGAAAAGGTGTTCTGGTTGTGAGTAAGAAGGAATTCTACTCTACAAAGGACGTAACTGATTGATCACCAAAGGCCCCGGAGAAATCTGGGGTCTTTATTTCTTTGAAAAGGAGATGAGTTATATGTTATCAACTCTAATTAAAATCGGTGCGATTGCATTCGGTGTGTTAGGAGGAGTTAGTATCGGAGTTGGTGCGACCATGGCCGCAAATAAGGTGCACAAAATCGAAGATGAAGAAAATCGTAAACTTACGGTTTCAGAAAAAATAAAGGTATCTTGGCCTTTCTTTCTTCCGGGAATTGGGTTTATTGCCGCAGCTGAGTTCTGCATTTGCAAGAATATAGTTCAAACGGAGAAGATTATTCGTCGGCTGACTGCATCTGCCAAAGCAGGTATTGAATCTGCTGCCGCTACATCGGACGCTGTTAAGAAAATCTGTGGGCCTAAGAAGGCAGAAGAAGTTGAGCGAGAGGTATTTTCAAATAAAGTTAATAAGACTAAGATTCCGAAAAAGAATCTCTCAGATGACCAGGTAATTTGCTGCGTGTATTGGAAAGGAATGGACGATGATCTGTTAGAACGATCGTATTACATCGCCACACCACAAGAGCATCAGCAAAATATACTAAGATGGGTCGGCTGTGGGATTCAAAAAGATGGTGGAGAAGGAACCGGCGTGTTCTCCGTACATGACCTATTGGATCATACGAGTGGAAAAGCAGTTTCGGACGATGATTGGAAGGGATGGAATATTTCGGACGGCATACCTGAATTCGCTAAAGAAGGTGACTTTAGTATTACAAGAGACGGTAAGAAGCTATATGGCGTACGATTTGACAGACCCCCAGTTGATATTTTGTGAGGTGTAATATGTTTTGGTTATTGTTATTACTTGTATCATTAGCCTTTTATGTTTGGCTAATAATAGTTGATTCTAAGGAGGATTGAAATGAAATATCTCGTTTACATGATTAAAGAAATGTTTCAGGGTCAACAGATTGACATTGTTGAAGCTGACAATTTCAAGGTGAAAGATAATCACATCTTCTTCAAGAGAGGGTTCAGAACGGTTTCATTATTTCATGTCGATTGTGTCGAGAAGATTTTGGAAAAAGAAGGTGACGAGAAGTGACTAATCAGGAAAATCTAGCCATGCAATTAATGAAATGCTCGGCAGAAGAAGCGTATGAAACATTAGGAATGTTGATGTTAAGTTATGCATCAATGTATACGGACAGCAGACTTGCAGTTATTAATTGGCTGAAACAGGAGAAGGAATGTGGCACAGATGTTCCTGAGATTGGCTGGAAGAGGGATAAGTGCGATGATGGTATACGTATTAAGATAGATACAATTCCTGGACATAAGTTCGGTAAGGCTAATCCGTTATGGATCGACTTTAATGTAGAAGAAAACATTCTCAACAAGATGAAAGAAGGTGAGTGAATGGATGATGAAAGAAGCTGGGGAAAATGGATCGTCAGTGAAGTAAGATGCCCGGAATGTTTGGAATACTTTGATACGGACTGTTTTTCAAAAGAGGAAATGAATAAGTGCCCACACTGCTGTGCTATTATGAGGGAAAAGGATACTGGACAGACATATTTGGACGACAGAATTGTATTCTTTGATATTGAGCGGGAAGAAGGTGATGGCAAATGAGCAGAACATATTTTCTCAAAGACCCGATTCATCCTAAAGGAGGAATAGAAATAACATGTACATACAATAATGATTGTGTTTTTTGCGATCATTGTACCGAGGTATTTTGGGATTATACAAACCTGATATACGCCATTGGTTGCGAAGATGATCACGACCCATGCTACAGACCTTGTCCATATTTTAAAGAAACAAAAGAGGACAAAAATAAAAAGCAGATCAAAAAGGAGGATGAAGAATGAGTGACTATTTTAATAACGAATTAGCCCCAAACAAATACAGCACGTCTGGCACGTGGATACAGGCAATGATGGACGCTGGGTTTACAAGTCAGACAAGAATGTACTATCTTCTTGATTGGATTGGGCACGACGCAGGATCTAATAAAGACGGATGGTGGTATGCCGCATTGGCAAAGATGTTTATGAACTTTGTCAATCACCAGAGCGTTGAAAGCGACGAACGTAAGAACGACGAATTGGAACGATTCTACCTTACAGTTCTCGAAGAGATCGACAATTTAAAGTTTGTTAACTGTAGCGATCCGTCACGGGTGGCGCAGCGAGCAGTTAAAAAAGTATGGAAGGAATTTCATGAAAATTGATTCGCGTGAAAATCATATCATATAATAGAGAAGAGATTCTCAAAAAATATTTTTGAAGGAGGTTCAATTTATGAACATTTTTACTGCTATTAACGTAGAAAGAGGCTATCAGAAGGCCGTCAAGGATGCTATTGTAGCATCAGAGAAGGAGGGCGTTGTAGTCCTCGAAAACGGTACGGAAGTTCGTACCGCGTCTATCCCGGCTAGAACGCCGAGACAAGTTGAAGCTATTAACAGTATTAGAAAGTTCGTCAAAATTGGTGGTGGCGTAACTGCTGGTATCGTTGGTGGTATTATTATTGGAAAGCGCGTACATGACAAGCGCGCGGCTAAGGAAGAACTGACACTTCTTCCTGAAACTGAAGAAGATCCGTATTTGATCACGGATGAAGGTGACAGCGATACAACTGTCACAACTGAAGATTAATTTTAGAGGGGCTGGATTCATACGAATCTGGCCTCTTTATTTTTTTGAAGGAGGTTAAAAATGGCATATATTCCAAAAAGTTCATTAAATGGCGATTTGGATGGTCCTGCTCGATTGGAAAACTCTAAACCTGTTGCGCTTAGTGAGATCCAGCCTGGCGACATTCAAGCACCAAAAAAGAGCTGGTTTAGAAATATAGCGGGAGATTTGTTATACTCTGAAGGCGAAAATCTCAGAGATATGATTATGACTGATATCATTGAGCCCGGAATTAAAAACACAATCAGCTCAACCATTACAGAAGTGTTCGACGGAATCAAGAATGTTATCATAGCCATTGTATGCGGTAGTGAATATGTAAACTCAAAAAATTATCAGAAAGGCGGTTCTTATGTTTCTTACGGTTCTAGGTATAATCCTAACAAGCCTTCTAGGGATATTCCTTTTGACGATGGAAATTATCGTGCTTCTGGCGGTGGAATATTTAGCGATCCCGTTGTTGATTCTGGTTTTTATCGTAATATTGTGTTTAAAAAGAGACCGGAAGAAATAACGGCTAGAGGCAGAGCAGAGGTCGAACGATCAAACATTATCTACATTGCCAGATGCTATGGTACATATAGAGTATCAAGTCTTAAATCCAAGTTTAAACTAGATGCATATATCACTGCTACGGACACCCAATACGGTTGGACATCAGACATGCTTAATATTAATAGCATTAAGTTGCGTCCTGGTGCACATGGAGACTGGATTATGTCTATGCCTGATCCTATTTACATGGGAAAGGAGTAATAATATGAGTGATGTAGATACCCCATTTGTTAAATTTAGTAAATACCATGTTTACTGTAAGAAATGTAAGCACGAGAAAGTTCCTGAGACCGAAGATCCATGTGACGAATGTCTCAGAGAACCAGCACAGCAATTCACATTTAGACCCATCAATTATAAACCAAAGGAGGATTGAAAATGGGACTTTTTAGTACACTTGTTTTGAAGGGAGCCCGTGTAGGACGTTTCCTGTTAACTCATGAACCGCAGATCGAGAAATTTGTTGGCATCGGTCTGTATGCATATTCCGTTTACGGCACATATTGCGCAACAAGAAAGCAGATGGTTCTTAACGCAGAATATGAAGCAAAGAAGAAAGAGATCGAAGAGAACATTGAAGCACAGACAGAAGAAGGCTATAAGAAGAATAAGGCCGATAATTGTCGCCGGTATATTCTCAGAACTGCAGCAAACTGGTCGAGAGTGGTTCTGCCGTTTGCCGGAGGTACAGCTTGCTGGCTCAGAAGCAATCACATTCTCGTAAAGAGAAGCCTTATCTCTGCTGCAGCCGCTGATGCTTGGAAGAAGAAGTATGAGAAACTCAACCAGAATGTCCAGGCAGTTGTTGGAGAAGAGCAAGCAAAGCGAATCAAAGAGGGTAAAGCCAAGGTCAAAAATGGTAAGCATGAGCAGGTCATTAATTTGCCTGGCGGAGACACAACTAAGCAGTATGTGGATCTCTTTGTAACACAAGAGTCGAACGCTAAGTATCGAATCGCTGAGCATCGTGGAGAGATGGACTATAACCATTACCTCTTTATTGAGCTTAACCAGAGACTGAAGATGCGCAGAAAAGCAATCGGCCATGTAGGTCTCAATGAGGTTATCAAAGAAGTTGGTGAGATCAATTGGCTCAAGCAAAAAGTTGACGTGTATAATCCTGCAACCAAGCGTAAGGAGCGTCTTGCTAACTCGGTTGCCCATTGTATGGATGGATCGTTGCTGAGAAGTAACGGTGGTAGCTTTGATGATAACGACGATATCGTTGTGATTCTTGATGAAGACAAATATGATGAGGTTGACTTTGATAAACCGTCTCGTATCGATGGATTCTGGATCAGAGTGTTCTACGAGGACAATATCTTTGATAAGATTCAGGCATATGAAGATCTTAAAACCGCGTCTAACGGAAAGGAGTTGGCATTAGCATGAAATATTTAGGTTTGCTAGGATTTATTGCTGGTACTATTTGCGGCGCATTTGGTGGATATTACTATGGCACCAAGCGTCAGAAGAAACTTAGCGAGGCAGAGATCGATGGAGTTAGAGATGCTTTTAATAAGACGATGGATGAGACTCGTCAGAAGATGTTGTCCCTGATGGAGGATAAAGACGCTGTGGGGGAACATCCTGAAAAAATTGCTCCGAACGGAGACGTTGAAGACATGCCGATTCGAATCATTCCAAAAGAAGAGTTCGGATATGACGGAGGTTACAACGAAGAGGACATTACATATTTTGCCAAGGACGAAGTTTTTTACAACAGAGATACAGAAAAGTCGTACGTACAGACGAATCCCAAGGAGGCATTCTTGCACCCGAAGGATCTGTTCTCCCATTTCGGTGTAGAGCCTGGTAAGTCGAAGTATATCTATCTCGTTAATGACGAAGAGAAGGTGTATTATTCGCTTGATTGGGACGATGGTTCGTATACATGTGAGATCCTTGGCTACGAAGCTGAGGAGGGGTGAGCATGAACTTGTCTCTCGGTACTGTCGAATATGAAAGGCAGAAATATGTAAACTGGTTAGCGAGCAGAGTAGATGGTAATCTATCCTTTTGCGGTCATACGTTTTCCAGATTACTTAATTGCCTGTTCGACATACCTTTTGTGCCCGTGTTAGACAGAGATCAGAGTAGAGCAGAAGATGGAAACAAGTTGCGACTTGTATATAAGAATTCAAATAAAATAAGATGCTCCGCAGAGGAACTGTTTAACGACGAAAGCGGGTGTACGTTTTTAGAATTTTTGGTAAGTATTAGCGAACGCGTAAATGATATTCTTTATGATCCTGAAAGTGATCGCACTGGTATATATTTTTGGGACTTTTTGCACAATGTTGGTCTCGATGATTTCAACGATGATACGTACGGAGTGTATTGGGACATGTTCAAATTGACGCAAATTTGCTCAAGAATCATGAATCGAGCATACGAAGCTGATGGAACTGGTGGGTTATTCCCGCTACGTAAGCCTAGAGAAGATCAACGGACGGTTGAAATTTGGTACCAATTACAGGCATATTTACAGGAAAAAATCGCCTGAAAATTTTGACCAAAAAATGCCAATTTCTTGTCAGATTTTTTGAGGCAGAATATCAAAAATCTTTGACATTTTGCATTTTTGCGTTCAAATCTGACATATGACAAAAATCTGACAAGCCGGAAACCCCTGAAACTAGGGCATTTGCGGGTTTTTATGTCATATGTCAGATTTTTTTACCATTTATTCTAAACTTAATTTAAAACTTAATTTAAAAATAAAGTAGAAAAAATCTGACATATGACAAGGATTTTTTCGCAGAAAGGAGGCTCATTTTATGGACTTTTTTACCATCAAAACCAAACCAGGTAAGGGATATGTCACATTATACCCGGACTTTAAAGTTTGCAGGTCAAAGGACTTGATGGTAAAAGGGCAGAAATTCTGTGCTATATGGGATGCAGAAGCTGGTGTATGGTCTACAGACCTGTATGATGTACAAAGACTAGTGGATAAAGAATTACAAGAAGCTAGAGAAAAGTACAAAGAAGAGCATACTGGTGATGTTAGAGTTTCTTTAATGTCATCATATTCAACAAAAACGTGGAATACATTCTTAAGTTATGTAAGTACCTTGTCTGACAATTATAAGTTGCTGGATAGAACAATTACATTTGACAACAGTAATGTAAAGAAGGATAGTTATGTTTCACATAAGTTGAATTATAAAGTTGAAAATATACCAACTCCTGCTTACACAGAGTTGACCAACTCATTGTATGAACCGGAGGAAATCCGAAAGTTTGAATGGATCATTGGATCAATAATTGCTGGTGATTCACGAGAGATTCAAAAGTTCTTGGTATTTTATGGTGCGACTGGTACCGGTAAGTCAACCATTATAAATATTATTCAGAAACTGTTTGACGGATATTATACAACGTTTAATGCAAAAGCTCTTGGCAACTCTAACGCAGAATTTGCTCTAGAACCTTTTAGACTGAATCCATTAATTGCTATTCAGCATGATGGTGACCTTTCTCATATCGAGGATAACACCAGATTGAATTCAGTTACATCACATGAGCCAATAACTATTAATGTTAAACATCGCAGCATGTATACAGACACGTTTACAACGATGTGCATAATGGGAACAAATAAACCAGTTAAGATAACTGATGCTCAGTCTGGTATCATAAGAAGACTGATTGATGTAAGTCCCAAAGGTATAAAAATCCCAGTACGCAAATATGAGAAATTAATTGGTCAAATTGATTTTGAACTTGGCGGAATTGCGTACCATTGTTTAAAAGTGTATGAAGGTTGCGGAAGAAATTATTATTTTGATTATAGACCTTTAGCTATGATGCAGAAAACTGATGTGTTCTTTAACTTTGTAAAAGAAATGTTTGAAGAATATGATGCCCAAAATGAAGTAACTTTATCAAAGGCATGGCAGGATTATAAATCATATTGTGAATCGTCTAGTATCAAATATGACATGCCTCAGTACAAATTCAGAGAAGAACTTAAAGAGTACTTTGAAAATTTTGAGGAAAGAGGTAAAGATCGAAATGGTAAATGGGCTAGAAACATATATACTGGTTTTAAAGCCAACAAGATTTATGATGACGTAACATTAACTGTAAAAGAGGAAGAGCCTAAAACTATAGTTGAGGATTTTCTTAACCTTTCGTCTTCTGTATCATTGTTGGATAAAGAACTAGCAGATTGTCCTGCCCAATATGCTAAAGATGATGGTACACCCGAAAAGTATTGGTCTGATGTAAAAACTAAACTGTCTGACATTGATACACGTAAACTGCATTATTGTAAAATGCCATTGAATCATATTGTCATCGACTTTGATTTAAAAGACGAAAGTGGAAACAAAAGTCTAGAAAAGAATATAGAAGCTGCTGGAAAGTTTCCACCAACATATGCAGAAGTATCTAAGTCAGGAAGCGGTTTGCATTTACATTATGTTTACACTGGAGATCCTAATTTGTTAGCCCCGTATTATGCAGATAATATTGAAGTTAAAGTCTTTAAAGGTAAATCTGCATTACGAAGAATGGTTACAAAATGTAATAACTATCCAGTGGCCAACATATCTTCTGGTTTACCAATTGTTGAGGAGACTAAAGACATGATTTCGTTCACAGCATTTAAAAACGACAAAGCGTTGGATACTTTGATACGAAAGGCGTTAAAGAAAGATTATCCTAAACAACAATCCACTCGAGAAATGATTAATCTTATTTATGATTCTCTCGAAGCAGCATACAAAAGCGGAATTGATTACGACATGTCAAAATGGTTCACAGATCTTTGGGCATTTGCAAGTCAGAGTTCAAACAGTGCAAAGTATTGTTTGAGTAAAGTCATGAAAATGAAACTCAAGAGTAAGAACTATGAACAAGAGTTGATCAAAATTGTGGATACAACTCCATATATTGATGACCGAATCGTGTTCTTTGATGTTGAAATATTCCCAAATTTGTTTGTGCTTGTGTGGAAATTTTTAGGAGAAGAAGGTGATACGGCATGGGTTAATCCTACACCTGAGATGATTCAAACTTTCATGAGGTATAAATTAGTTGGCTTTAACTGCCGTAGATATGATAACCATATTATATATGCAGGAGCCTCTGGATTTACAAATTATGAGCTTTATAAATTATCTCACACCATAGTAAAAGAAGGTTCTGGTTTTATAGCCTCTGCTTATAATTTAAGTTACGCCGACATTTATGATTTTTCTACAGAGAAAAAATCATTGAAGCGATTTGAGATAGAACTTGGTTTATTTCATCAAGAGTTACCTCTTGACTGGGACAAGCCAGTGCCTGAAGATCGAATTGATGAGGTGGTTGGTTATTGTAGAAATGACGTAAAAGCAACCGAAGCAGTATTTCTTTCAGAAGATAGACAAGCGGATTTTGAGGCACGTTGCCTAATGGCAAAACTATCAGGACTTACTCCTAATGACACCACTCGTGTCTGTGCAGAGCAATTCATGTTTGGTGATGACAAAAACCCGCAAGTACAATTTAATTATGTTGATCTTTCAAAAGAATTTGATACATATACATATAGCTTTGGCGTTAGTACCTTCATGGGAGAAGAAATAGGAGAAGGTGGTTATGTATTTGCAAGACCAGGAGCATATGGTTATACTATAGTTCTTGATGTTGCTTCCATGCATCCGCATTCTGTTCTTGCTATGGAATTGTTTGGACCGAAGTATACTCCTAGATTTAGAGAACTCGTAGAAGCCAGAATTGCTGTAAAACATATGGACATCGAAGCCGCTTCCAAGTTTTTCGATGGCCTATTAGTACCGTACATGTCAGATGAAAATGGTATAGCAGATAAAGCTAAATGTGCTGCACTAGCGTATGCATTAAAGATTATTATTAATAGTGTATATGGTTTGACAGCAGCGTCCTTCAAGAACAGATTCCGCGATCCTAGGAATATTGACAACATTGTTGCTAAACGTGGAGCGTTGTTTATGTGTCAATTGAAGCATGAAGTTGAAGCAAGACATTATACTGTTGCTCATATCAAAACAGACTCTATTAAGATTCCTGATCCTTCAGAGGAAATTATATCCTTTGTTAAGCAACGTGGTCTCGATTATGGATACACGTTCGAAATAGAAGAGGAGTTTGATAGACTCTGCTTGGTAAACAATGCAGTATATATTGGTAAGTTGAAAGAAGGGTATTATGAACCTGAAAAAGGCCCATGGACAGCAACCGGTGCAGAATTCCAGCACCCATATGTGTTTAAAACTTTGTTTTCGAAACAACCAGTAGCTTTTGAGGACTTATGCGAGATTAAACAAGTCACAACCGAAATGTATCTTGATTTTAATGAGGATATGCCCGATAAACATAAATATCATTTTGTTGGAAAGGTCGGGTCATTTGTTCCAGTGAAAGATGGATGCGATGGAGGTCTGCTTGTTCGAAAGAAAAAGAATGTAGATGTAAACACAGAGATCATTTATGACAACGATGATTTGGTAAGTTCCGTAAATGGAGCAAAAGGTTATCGATGGAAAGAAGCCCCGATTGTAAAAACTCTTGGTGAAGAGGACACTATAAACCAAGAATATTATAATCGATTGGCTTTAGATGCAAAGAATCACATTTCAGAATTTTGTGATTATGATTTGTTTGTTGCCGATGAGACATTCATCGCCAATAATATTGTATATTCGGAAAATAAATTGAATCCGGATATACCATTTGATATTTAGGAGGTAAAATATGTTTGTTAAAAGATTGAAGCCTTTGTATGGCGGTAGAGAAGTGTTCAAGATTCATGGTATTTCCAATCGAATGGACAATGGCCCACATTCGCACATTGTGAAAAAGAATTTCTCTGGATACAATGTGAAAGATACCACATATGCTGGCCCGAATAACAGAAGTGTTATCGTCAGCATTGATGAAGAGGATGCTGCACATATGCAGGCATGGGGTTTGCCGTATCGTACTTGGGAGAGAGATGATGGAACAGTTGAGTATTCTGTTCTTCTTAAACTCAAACTGGATAAATTCCGTCCACAGGTAGTTCAGATTCTCCCTTCTGGAGAAACAATCGATCTTGATGACGATATGATTTCCCAACTCGATAATGCGACAATCGTAGACATGCAAGTTGGATGGACCTATGGTAACGTCAAAGGCAATTTGCATGCGTACATCAATCAGCTGGCAGTGGTTATCCAGCCGAATCTGTTCTCTCCAGATGCTGATGACTATTATATTGAAGTTGAGTAATGGCTTTCCTAGATGATTATCAGTTGGAGGCTATAAAAAAGCTTAGAACCGGCTCCATTTTGTGCGGTGGAGTCGGCTCTGGCAAATCAAGAACCGCATTAATGTATTATTATAATCAACAAGGCGGTAATTTAGATCCGTTTGTCCCAATGGATCAGTATACTGCAAAAGATTTATATATTATTACAACAGCTAGAAAACGTGATACGTTGGAATGGGATCTTGAAACTGTTCCTTTTCTCTTATCTAAAAAAGAGCAAAATGAACGATATTATATTTCTAGTTATTATGTAGATTCTTGGAATAACATAAGAAAGTATAGAGATGTAAAAGACGCGTTCTTTATATTTGATGAACAAAGAGTTGTCGGTTATGGTGCATGGACTAAATCGTTTTTAAAAATTGCTAAAAACAATGATTGGATATTACTATCTGCAACACCTGGTGATAATTGGATGGATTATATTCCGGTTTTTATAGCGAATGGATTCTATACAAGTAAATCTGATTTTATAGAGCATCATGTAATACAAAAACCATACACACCATATTTTCAAGTTAGTTCTTATTTTAATGTAAGAAGACTTGAATATTATAAAAATAAAATATTGGTTGATATGGATTATCATAGTCCTGCACATGAAAATCATTATGACATCATAACTGATTATGATAAAGACCAATACCGTTTGGTTTGCCGTAAGAGTTGGAATATATTTGAAGAAAAGCCAATAGAAACCGCTTCTGAATATTGTAGTGTACTTAGAAAAATAACTAATACACATAAATCAAAAATTGAAGAGGTTTTAAAAAAATACGATGAACACGGCAAACTTATTATATTCTATAATTTTGATTATGAATTAGATATTCTAAGAGAGACTTTTTCAGAATTAAATATAGAGTATAAAGAATGGAATGGCCATTTGCATGAACCAGTACCAACCGGAGATAAATGGATTTACCTTGTTCAGTACACGGCTGGAGCAGAAGGATGGAATTGCATTGAAACAGATACTATTATATTCTATTCAATGACATATTCATATAAACAAATGGTTCAAGCAGCAGGGCGAATCAACAGAAGAAACACACCGTTCAAAGAATTATATTTCTATACATTGAAAACCCAGTCTCCGATTGATAAAGCAATATCGTTAGCACTGCGAAATAAAAAAGATTTCAATGCAAAAACGTTCGCACGATAATCGGGTCTGATTATAGAAGGGAGAGAGTAGATTTGGTCGTCTATTCTCTCCTTTTTATTTTTGGGAGATGATATTATGATTGAAGGAGATTTTAAAACTAATTTAATAAAAAAATTAAAACGTATATTTCCTGGAATGATTGTATTGCATAACAATGCTCATTTCATAAGAGGCATTCCGGATTTGACTTTATTATATAAAGACAAGTACGCCATCCTTGAAGGAAAAATGACATCCAGCTCATCTAAGCGGCCTAATCAAGATGTGTGGGTTGACTATTTTAAAGAGCAAGGTGCATATGCAGCATTCATATCAACAAGCAACGAGGAGGAAATTATAAATGAGCTTAGACGATATTTTAAAGCGTGAAGAAAAACATGCTTTTTTAAGTCCGTCTCAGCCTGCATGGTTACGATATTCAGATACCCATTTAGTGGATATGTATCGTCAAGAAAATGCAAAGCAAAAAGGCACGCGCCTTCATGCTTGGGCAGAAGAGACAATAAAACTCGGAATCACGCAACCATTACATACAGAAAATGCATTATATAATTTTGTAAATGATGCTATCGGGTATAATATGGAAAGCGAAAAAATATTATACCATACAGATTATTGTTTTGGAACGTCAGATGCTATAAAGTTTGATGCAAATAGTAAAGTATTAAGAGTTTATGATTTAAAAACTGGTGTGACAAAACCGCACCCGGATCAATTAAAAGTTTATGCAGCATTATGGTGCCTTATAAATAAAGTTGATCCAAAAAATATTGAAGTAGATATGCGATTTTATCAAATAAATGATGTTATTCAAATTCCGTATGATCCACACGAGATTAAACAGATTATGAGCGTTATTAAACATTTGGAACAAATATTGAAAAAGGAGGATGGCTTATGAGTAACGATTTTTTACAGCACTACGGAGTAGGCCATCTTGATGGCGGTCATTCTGGAAGATATCCTTGGGGTTCTGGTGATAATCCGGAACAAAGAGCAACTAGTTTTATGAAAGTAATAGAAGATCAAAGAGCAGAAGGATTAACCGATAAAGAGATAGCTACAGGAATGGGTATGACACTTACTGACTTTCGTAAACATAAAATGATTGCTATTATGATTAATCGAAAAGCTAGAGTAAACATGGTTGCAAAATTAAAATCACAAGGTTTAAGTAACACAGAAATTGCTAAGAAAATGGGTATTAATGAGTCATCCGTCCGTTCCTATTTGAATACAAAGATAGATGCTAATAGTGAGCAAACAAGAAATATAGCGAATGCTTTAGCTGAATCAGTAAAAATACAGAACATGCCAATCGATATTGGTAAAGGTGCTGAATTATATTTAGGTTCAGGAATAACAAGAAATCGTTTTGATACCTCTTTAAAACTATTGCAAGCACAAGGATACCAAATCATTCCTTTTGATGTCCCCCAAGTAAATAGTCCTGGACATAAAACACATATGATGGTATTATGTCCACCAGATATGACTTGGAATGAAGCCCAGCAATCAGTATATTCTGGTAAAGTAGCAATGGCTGATAGTTCTTTTCATACCGATGATGGAGGCAAAACCTTTTTTGGTTTGGAATATCCAGCTTCTATATCATCTGATAGAGTTTATATTCGATATGGTGATAATGGAGGAAAAGAACGTGATGGTATGATTGAATTAAGACCAGGCGTTAAAGATTTGTCATTAGGAAATTCCAAATATGCCCAAGTAAGAATTGCGGTTGATGGATCGTATTTTATGAAAGGCATGGCAGTTTTAAATGACAATATACCGGAGGGTTATGATGTGGTTTATAACACAAACAAAGAAACAGGTACTCCAAAAGAAAAAGTGTTTAAACCCATGAAAAATGACCCAGATAATCCTTTTGGTGCTGTAATAAAACCAAATGGACAAAGTCATTATATAGGAAATGATGGAAAAGACCATTTGTCGGCAATAAACAAACTGAAGGAAGAAGGGGATTGGGAATCATATTCTAGAAATTTGTCGGCTCAATTCTTGTCTAAGCAAAGTATTACTTTGGCTAAAAAGCAGCTAGATATGGACTATGATATAAGAAAAGCACAGTTCGATGAAATAATGGAATATAACAATCCTAATGTAAAAAAGAAGTTACTTCAAGCATTTGCTGATGAATGTGAGGGAGCCTCAGTATCTTTAAAAGCTGCTGCCCTACCAAGACAATCCAGTTATGTTATATTACCTGTAGACTCTTTAAAAGAGAATGAAGTGTATGCGCCTAGATTTAATAATGGTGAAAATGTAGTACTTATTCGTTATCCTCATGGGGGAATATTTGAAATCCCGGAGTTAAGAGTTAATAATAACAATAAAGAAGCAAAAAAGATAATTGGTGGAGATTCGTCTGATGCTATTGGTATCAATATTAAAACTGCCCAAAAATTATCAGGTGCAGACTTTGATGGCGATACAGTTATAGTTATTCCAAATAATGACAAAAAGATAAGGTCTTCTGGATCTGTCGATAATCACCCAGCAGTAAAAGAACTTAGAAACTTTGACCCATCAGCTGATTATCCAGGATATGAAGGCATGAAAGTTATGACGGATGAAGATAAACAAAGACAAATGGGAATCGTTTCCAATTTAATAACTGACATGACTATTAAAGGCGCTCCATTAGAAGACATTGTTCGGGCTACAAAGCACTCGATGGTTGTAATTGATGCAAGAAAACATGAATTGGACTATAAACGATCCTATCAAGAAAATGGAATAGCTGAGTTAAAACAGAAATGGCAGACAGATCCAAACACTGGTCATTCTGGTGGTGCATCGACTTTAATTTCAAAAGCATCCAGTGACATTAGAGTACCTGAAGAACGGCAATTAGGGTACGATCCAGACACAGGTGAAAAAGTATTTATACCTACTTATCGAACCTATAAAGATAAGAAAACAGGTAAGATTGTTGAAGCATTAACAAAGACAACTAAAATGCAGCAAGTAAAAGATGCATATGAACTAGCATCTAATTATCCTGGTACAACTACTAGTATAGAATCTGTGTACGCGGACTATGCTAATAGTTTAAAGGCCTTGGCATCTGAATCCCGGAAAGCTATGATACTAACAAAAACACGTGACTATTCACCTTCAGCCGCTATTACATATCGGGACGAGGTCGCGTCTTTAAAACAGAAGCTGGATATCGCACAGACAAATGCACCTAGAGAACGACTAGCACAGGTGTACGCAAACTCTGTATATCGTGCTAAGTTAATGGAGAACCCCAATCTAACAAAAGAGGACAAGAAAAAAGTAAAGAACCAAGCGTTGGCAACTGGTAGAGTTAGATACAAAGCGCACAAAGAACTAATAGACATTACAGAAAAAGAATGGTCTGCCATTCAATCTGGCGCATTATCTAATTCGTTAATTGATTCTATTCTTGATAATTCTGATTTAGATAAAGTTAAACAATTTGCAATCCCAAAGTCTAAAAAGGCAAGTTCAAAAATATCAATGCCCATAAGAAATAGAATGATGGCAATGCTTAAAAATGGCTATACAATTGCGGATGTTGCAAATCAATTTGACGTTTCTGCTACTACAGTTTCTCAAATAAAAACTGAAATGCGAGGTGATAACAATGAATGATTCTGTTGAAAATCATCGTTGTATGTTAACTACAATCGATAATCCATTTGACCCTTATGATGAGAATCAATGGGATGATTGGTTAGCTTTTGATCAAAGAAACGGTTACTATTGTAACGAATTGTTGGCCCGTGAATTAATTTCATCGGAGTCGTTATCTGAATTAGACATTGCGATTGCTCAAGAACAAGCGGTTGATCGTATTTGTAAATTAAACATTTCAGGAAAATATTTAAAGCTTCTTCCTCCAAATAAAAGAAATAAAAATTAATTTGATTTTAATTTACTTTTGTTTTTGTTTGTTTTGATTTACATTTTTAATTGTTTTAATTTATAGTTTTGTTGTTTGATTAAATATTTTTATTAACAATTTTAAATAACTATGCCTTTTTATTTAATTAAACCTAGACTATATTTTAAATAAACGGTGCACTTAAAGAACCCGTAGCGATTTTGTTTTAGGGGTGCACCCTAGGGGGGTCTCGCAAAACACACCCCCCTAGTCCAT